ACGGAACTAACCTGCTGTCACGCAGAGACCGACAAAACTTGCCCACTAACCCCATATCTAGTGCAGTCAATCGATTGGCAAATCTTTTCTCCAGTCAAGGCATACTCAAAGGGGCCATATCTAATCCAACAGCGCCGCCTACACTGGGAAAAAATGAACCAACCTATGTGCCCACAAAACTTGAAATCAGCTTGGTATTGTTGCCAATACAAACTAGATCGCAGGTCAGCCAACAGTTCAGTGTCAAGGGATTTGCCAACGGTGATCTAATCAAAGGAGGGTTCTGGTAATGGCCACTTATGATTCAACCAGCGCATACTATACCACTGGCTATAGTCAGTTCTTTCTGGACACCATGACCAATCGGCCTATTCCCAAAGAAACTGACGATCGTATCATGCTGATCAACACCACGTATCAGTATAGACCTGATCTACTGGCATTTGACTTGTATGACACAGCAGAGTTGTGGTGGGTGTTTTATCAACGCAATCCCAACACACTAACTGCACCTCCCCTGGACTTCAAGGCTGGCGTGCAAATTTATCTGCCAAAAATTACCACATTACGCAACGTGTTAGGATTCTAATCAATGTCATCATTTGCTCAAAGCGAAATTCGCCGGCTTGAATTGGATATTGCATTTTTCCAAGATCGTCTACGTGTGTTTGAAGAAATATTACAAGATCCAACTGCAACTCCGCTACAAATAAGACAGGCCCAACGTAATTTGGAACAAACTCGGGACAGGATTGTGACTCTGCAAACAGAACTGGCAACAGCTCAACAAAATCAGTTGGCACCGGTTGCCAGTTCCGCTGATACCACTAGAGAAGCACAAACTGCGCGGGACGATGGTGCTAGTCCGAACAATCCTGTTCCTGCCCAGCAGGTCGAAACACCAGATGGTAGAATAGTTGAAAAAACCACAGCAGGTCCGACCAATGCTGATCTACCACCAACTGCAGAAACAGGAGACGTTGATTCTGGCACCGATGACCCCACTGTTACATTAACCAATAGTCAATCTGAATCTGATCCACCAGCATCGGGTCCATTGCGGACTCCGCCGTTGCTGGATCCTCAGCAACGAGCATTTAATCAATTGCAAAGTTCAGGAGCAGTGCCCGGAGCCACTCCTGTAAACAACGGCAAACAAGGCGGAGTAGGAGCCCGCAGCGACGATGCTGCTAGTGTCAACGGCGCTGCCACGGTCCGTAATAGACTGGACGAATTGTATGGCGGTGCATCCAATGCCATTGTGGCACAGGATAATGTGCTAGATCAGTATGCCAGTTATACATATAGTCTAAGTTGGTATTTGATGGATCCTGACACATACAAGACCTTGATAAAATCTGATAAGAAAAATCTCAACGGTTACTATTTGTTGGTACAAAGCGGTGGTGCCCCAGTAGCAGCTCGCAGTCCGTTCTTTCCTTTGGATTTTTATATTGATAATTTTGAACTCAGCACCATTTATAGTAGTACTCCTGCAGCAGGCGGGTCGGCACAACTCACAGAACTGAGTTTTACTGTGACCGAACCCAATGGAATCACACTGTTGAGCAATTTATTGAATGCTGTGAGAGAGTTGTACGAATCTAAAAATATAGCCAAACCTGGAACCCCTATAAACTATGCCGCAGCACAGTATTGCATGGTAATAAGATTTTATGGCTATGATATCAATGGCAATCTTGTGCAACCTATTGCAAGAAAAACTGGTGGCACAGACAATCGTGCAGCAATTGAAAAGTTTGTGCCGTTTACAATTACTGGAGTAGAGTTCAAAGTTGCTAACAAGTTGGTTGAATACATGATCAAAGGAATTGCAGTTCCTGACATCACTGGCTTCAGCACTGATCGTGGCAGCATACCACAGAATTTTCAATTTCAAGGAAGCACAGTCAAGGACATATTGGTTGGCAGCGTGGTTCAACAAACAGCAAGCCAGGCAGCCGGAGACGAAACCAGAAACGGTGCACCTATAGAGTCATCTCCTCCGGGCAGTAACACTGTGCAGGATCCTGCACAACGAGCACAAGCACTTTTAGATTCCGGACAATAATATGGCCACCGCAATCCCTCGAATAATATCAGCAACTGATAATGTACCACAAACCAAACCAGGTGAGAGCGCAGTTGGTGGTGTTGGTGCACCTCCTAACGCAGCCGCTGCACCCAAACCTGGTGCCACAACAGTTGGCAGCGGCCTGTGCGCAGCGTTAAATACGTTCTATGCAGAGCAAGCCAAAAAAAGTGGCTTTATACCAGATGTTTACGAAATTAAATTTGCTGATCCTATATTAGAAAATGCCAGTGTTGTTCCGCCAGGGCCGTTGGACAAAAGTATGGCAGGCGGAACTGTTACAGCAACAGCAGCTGATCAACTGCTGAGTGAAAAACAAAGCATGAGTCCAACTGTGCGACAAAAGTCTGCAACAGCAGGACAACAGATTGTGCAATTCATTGACACAGTAATACGCAGCAGTAGTTATATTACTGCACAACAAAAAGTCACCTGGAATTCAGAAACTAATACCTGGGACAATAACGGTCCGTCGCCGCAGAGATTTGCCTGGTTCAGTGTCAGTTGTGAAGCACAACCCTTGCAGTACGATCCAAAACAAAACGATTTTGCGTACAAAATGATTTATACTGTGGCACCGTATCAGACACCAGTGGCCAGCGAGTATTTTGAAAGCGGTGCTTCTCGTGGTGTTCACAAAGTATTTAATTACTGGTTCACAGGGCAAAACACACAGGTCTTGCAGTACGAGCAGGAGTTTAACAAACTATGGAGTCAAGCTATCACAAGTGATGCCGCAACAGCCGCAGCAGGAAAGCAATCAATCAACAGCCGAGAACTCTGGAAAAAAAGAGTAATGCCAGCCAGCGGCCAAGCACGTCAAGGTGGCGACGGCAAAACATTTGAACCTGGTGCAAACGCAGCCGACTATCTGTACTCAGTTGACTTGGCCAACATTAGATTAGTGATCATGGGAGATCCTGCCTGGATCCCGTCTCCAAAAGCCATGCAACCGGGCAAGTTTGTTACGGCACCGTTCGAAGCCGATGGCACTATAAATGCCAAAGCATCTGGTGCATACTTTGAATTTGCCTGGAACCAACCCAGAGACTACGATCTCAATACTGGACTCATGGACCCAGGAAAAAACAACTACTTTGTAGATCGTGCTCAGGGCAAGGCTGGACTAGCACAAGAAGCAGTAACATATCAAGCCACAAATTGCAAAAGCACATTCAGAGGCGGCAAGTTTACTCAAGAACTCAAAGGTATCTGGGTAACAGACACAGCCCCTACCAAGACAACAGATACCGGAAGAAATACCACACCACCAACGACCACAGCAAAAACCTCAGGTGTTGGTGATCGTATAATAGCAGCCACCGGTGGTGTATTACCTACCAATCAAATAATACAATCAACATCAAGAGTATTGCAAGCAGGTGCAGCATCGGCTGTGCCCGCTGCCGAAGAATACGCAGCACCCGCGCCCACAACCAATGTTATTACATCAACATCCGGAGCTCAACCGTTACCAGCAAAACCTGCCAGCATAGACGGCGCAGATATTCCAACTACACAATTTCAGCCGCCACCTACGCTACGAGGAAATCCCACAGGCGGAGCCGATGGACTAGATTTATCACCAGCTCCTGACCCAAATCCTTCACAGGGTGTAGTAAACGACGATCAAGGAACATAAAGGACACATATGGCACAAAATAACGCCCAACCGTCAGGCAGCGCACCCAATTATAAATTTGATCGTGGCGGCACACCTGCAGAAATGGGGCCGTTCATTGGACAAATTATGAACAATGTCGACCCTACTCGCAACGGCAAACTACAAGTGTTTATCAAACAGTTTGCAAGTGGACAACCAGCTTCTAATCCTCAGGCCTGGAGATGGGTAAACTATCTTCCGTCTTTTTACGGTGCCACAGAAAAAACCAGCACCAGTGCAGGCGCAGGCACCTATCCAGGAAATCAACAAAGCTACGGCATGTGGTTTACTCCACCTGATATTGGCTCTGACGTAATGTGCTTTTTTGTAGAAGGTGATCCAAATCAAGGCTACTACATTGGATCGGTAATTCAAGACAGTTTGAATCATATGTTGCCGGCGATTGGTGCCGCAAAGTCAGGCGAGTATGTTACTCAGAACAAGTCACAAGCAGAATATTTTGCCAACTCACCTCAGCTGCCGGTTACTGAAATCAATTCGGCCAACAAAGAGATTAACAAAAATCCACGATTCTTTGATCAACCCAAGCCTGTGCATAGTTTTCAAGCAGCTATATTCTTTCAACAAGGACTGAATAACGATCCTGAACGTGGTCCTATTATTTCAAATGCACAACGAGAAAGTCCTAGCACGGTGTATGGTATTAGCACACCGGGGCAACCTATCTATCAAGGTGGCGCAGATCCCAACACCATACGCCAGAAATTGAATGCAGGTGAACTGAAGCCGCAAGATGTCAAAGTAATAGGCCGCAAAGGTGGACACACACTGGTCATGGATGATGGTGACCTAGAAGGTACTAATGCCTTGCTTAGACTACGAACGGCCAAGGGTCATCAGATCATGATGAATGATTCAGAAAACTTTTTTCAGTTCATTCATTCCAATGGGCAAACCTGGATTGAACTAGGATCCGAAGGCACAGTAGATGTGTTTTCAACCAACAGTGTAAACGTAAGAACCAACGGAACTATCAATTTACATGCTGACAAAGACATCAATATGTTTGCTGGTGGCAACATCAACATGAAATCAAATGCAGCCACTAACATTGGTGCTGTGACTACCATGAACATGGCCAGTCAAGGTGCCATGACCATTTACAGCCAAGCACCAATTGGCATTCGAAGTGATGGCAGTCTAGCATTAAAAAGTCAAGGTGGATCCTGGGACGGTGGCTCAGCATTGAAATTCAAGGCCAGCAAGATTGATCTCAACGGCGGCAGTGCTGCAGATGTTAAGGTTCCCAAACTGTATCCTAAAACAACCCTGGACGACACTACATTTGACAACTCTACTGGTTGGCAAGTAAAACCCAATGCACTAGAAAGTATTGTCACAAGAGCACCAACGCACGAACCGTATCCGTATCACAACCAAGGTGTAGCTGCCAGTGTAAGTCTTACAGAAGGAACTCCTACTCCTCCGCCGGATGCTGAACCAGTTCCTTCCAGTTGGGGCATAGTTAGAAAATCATGAGTAAATTTTCATTTACAGGACCGAACGGCGAAGTATATGATGTAGAAGGACCATCGGGTGCCACTGTGGAACAAGCCAGGGCAATATTTGATCAACAAATCAGTACCGGCGGGCTAACAGGAATTCCAATAGGTAGTTTAGTCAATGCAGTCACACAAGCCACAGGCGGCCTATCAGCAGCCATAGCTCAAATAGGACCAGCATCACTTGCACAAGCCCTACAACTAGGAAGCACAATCAATCTTCCAGACCTAAGAGGAATGCCTATTCCCAATCCAATAGGAGTAAGTGACTTTGTCAAAACAACAGTGGGCCAACAAAACATAGGCTCAATTAATCCTGCACAAATACAAGGACTAATAGCACAAACTAGTACGTCGGTGGGCCAGGCTGCGACAGCAATCACAAATACCAAAGGTCTTGGCAAGTTTGGTCTCAATGCTGATCAGTTGCAGTTGTCAGGCCTGATCAAACCGGGTCTGGCTGAACAGATCAATCTGGATCCCAGCAAATTTACCAGCATATTGTCAAGTCCCACCAGCTGGACAGGCAAGTTGGGTGCTACAGATTTAACCTCGGTTCTGGGCAACGAACGACTGCAAACCACAGTGCAGCAAGGCCTAATGAATGTGAACTTTGATCAACTCAAACAAGTAGGGGCAATTAGTGGAACAGAGGTAGCATCGCAACTGGGCCCGTTGTTGAACAATGCCACAAAGTTTGGGCTGGGTAATGCAACAGAATGGCTCAAAACTGCACCGTCACTGGGATCGCTAGGGTCGCTGGGGTCACTAGGATCATTAGTTAGTGGTGGCGGAATTGGCGGACTACTTGCTGGCGGCGCAGGCGGCGCTCCAGCTGCACTAATCAGCCAAATGAATAACTTTGCCAAATCAGCAGAATTTGCACAGGCGTTTGCTGGTTTAAATGCTGATATATCCGGCGGCGGTAACCCACTAGAGGCAGGTGTACAGGCAGCCAAAGGATTCACCAACACTGTGAACCGATCTAATTTGAACGAAGCAGTGAAAAAAGTCATTGGCAACAGCAAAATATCTGTACCAGATTTTGCACCTCCGGGCACCAGCTAAATATCTGTATGGCCACATTCATTGGATTTAACACACAGAATCAATACAAAAAATTCACGCTGGTAGACGGCGAATTAATCAAGCGCGACCTACTGAACGCATTCAATGTCTGGCAAGGACAATTGCCTGGTCGTCCATCATACGGAACCACACTCTGGAGTTTTTTGTTTGAAAGCCAGGATCAAACTACCATGGCTAATATTCTGCGTGAAGTGCAAAGAGTAGCCGGCGGCGATCCTAGAATTTATCTAAATGATGCACAAGTGTACCCACAAGAAAACGGTGTGTTAATTGAACTAGAGATACAACTGGTAGCTGGTGCAGACGCACAATTGCTGAGTGTATTTTTTGATCAACAACAGCGCAGAGCTTCGTTTGTATAAAAGTAGCCGTTTACTTTATCGGTAAATAACATATTAACGGAATATCATGGCACGCACTACTAGACAAACAGTTGTATTTGGCGTTGAAGACTGGAAACGCATCTATCAGACCTTTAGAGAAGCTGACTTTCAAAGCTACGACTTTGAAACTTTGCGAAAAAGTTTTGTAGATTATCTTCGACAGTACTATCCTGAAACATTCAATGACTACATTGAAAGTTCAGAATTCATTGCATTACTAGACGTTGTTGCATTCATGGGTCAGGCAATGGCCTTCCGAAATGATCTTAACACCCGTGAAAATTACATAGACACCGCGGAACGTAGAGACTCGGTGGTGCGCCTGGCCAACCTAGTGAGCTACACTGCCAAACGAAATACCGCTGCTCAAGGTTACCTCAAAGTGTTTTCAGTACAAACCACCGAAAATGTCACAGACTTCAACGGAATTGACCTAGCCAATGTTACTATCAACTGGAACGATCCTACCAATCTAAACTGGGCAGAACAATTCACAGCCGTCATAAATGCTGCTCTAGTGGACACTCAACGTGTGGGTCGCCCGGGCAATCGTCAAGACATTGTGGGTGTGAACACATCTGAATATGCTATCAATCTGGTTCCAGGATTCTTGCCGGTGTTGCCATACAATGCCACAGTGGACGGTGTCAACATGCCTTTTGAAGCAGTGAATTCCACATCCGTGGGTCAAGACTATATCTACGAGCCTGCCCCTGTGGCCAATGGCATTTTCAATATCCTGTTCCGCAGTGACTCTCTGGGATTTGCAGCAGCCAACACTGGCTATTTCTTTTATTTCAAACAGGGTGTATTGCAAAGTCAAGATTTTAATCTGGCAGAACGAATCAGCAATCGCACAGTCAACATCAACATCGAAGGTGTCAACAATGAAGACCGTTGGGTATTCCAGTTGGACAATGTGGGTAATGTTGTGGGCCAATGGCAGTATGTAGAATCAGTTTTTGCTGCGGCAGCAGAACAGTTGACACCTGATCAACGCAAATTGTTTTCCACAACATCAAGAACCAACGATCAGATCACGTTGACATTTGGCGATGGTGTATTTTCTGCTATTCCAGTGGGATTGTTCCGAGCCTATGTTCGTGCGTCCAACGGCCTGCAATACATTATCAATCCTGAAGAAATGCAAAGTGTGGTCTTGCCAATCAGCTACATCAGCAGAACTGGTCAGTTGCAAACAATTACATTCACTTGTGGTATTACCACTCCTGTCAGTAATGCACAGGCCAGAGAAACTCTAGACGAAATCAAACAACGTGCTCCTGCTAGATACTACACACAGAACCGCATGGTCAACGGTGAAGACTACAACAACTTTCCGTTTACCTTGTACAACTCAATTATCAAAAGCAAGGCACTGAATCGTGCCAGCATTGGTACCAGTCGATATCTTGATCTGGTAGACAACACAGGCAAATACAGCTCGACCAATATTTTTGGATCTGACGGCGCCCTGTGGGAAGAAAACCAACTGCCCACGTTTGTGTTCTCGTGGTTGAATCGCAATGACATTGCCAGCGTAATCACCAACCAGATACAACCACTGTTGATCACCAACGGTTTTACACAATTTTATTATGCAAATTTTCCAAGACCAAACTTGGCGGTACTTGATATTACCTGGAATCAAAGCACCACAATGGCCAATGAAACCACTGGCTATTTTGTAAATGCCACCGGCGGCCCTGTTCCTATTGGCACTTTTTCTAGCAACAACACAAAATATATTCAAGTGGGTAGCCTGGTAAAGTTTGCTGCACCTGCTGGATATTATTTTGATGCCAACAATAGACTCCGACTGGGAACTCCGGTTCGTGCAGATGAAACACTCACCATCTGGGCCAGCCCAAGCATTATTGTGTTGAATGGCACAAATCAGGGTCAAGGCAACTTTGACAATGGAACTGGGCCAGTTACACTCAATAATTTTGTACCCACAGGAGCAATACCTGTGTCAGTAATTCCGTTACTGGTCACAGATATTCCGGCCAGCCTCGAATCCGCAATTGCTGATCAGATTTTGTTGTTTAGAAACTTTGGACTTGGCTATGATAATACCACACAGACCTGGTATCTGATTACATCCAATAATCTTGCTGTCAATGCGGACTTTAGTCTGGCCAACGCACAAGATACATCAGGTACAGGCCAAGATGCAAGCTGGGTCATTCAATGCCTGACAGATGGACTCAGCTACACTGTGACCAGCCGGTCTCTGGTGTACAACTTTGGCTCGGTGCTGCAAACAAGATTTTTCTTTGAATCAGGTCAACGCATTTTTGACACTCGCACAGGCACAACAATCAGCGACTTTGTCAAGGTGTTGAGAACCAACAGCCTGCCAGATTCCAATCAACCCTTGCCCGGAGACATCAGTCTTTCTATCATTGGCCAGCCAGTTGAGTCTGACGGATATGTTGACGACTATCAAGTGATTGTCAGTTACCAAGATGTTGATAGTGATGGGGTAGCAGATGATCCAGATTTCTTTGATGAAATTGTGGCACCATTGGTTGTTCCAAATTCAAAACTGGTGTTCTTTGAAAAGACAGTGGACTTTGACAATCTGCAACGTTATATTCTAGTTGAGCCAGGCCGTGTGGTCAGTGAGTATGCTATCAAGAATGATATCGAGGCAGTCAAGGGAGAATATATAGCAGGACAAATTTTCTATGCCTACAATCAAGAAATTTATACAGGACCCCTGGCTGGCCAAGTGGGTGCATTTTATGAACTGGCAGTCAGCACAACTTTTGTGA